TCTACTAGTGCATCTTACGCTGGAACAGCAAGTGTTATACTTAATCCTTATCCTATTAATGTAACAGGTAGTACTTTGTATTCTGTAGATCCACAGGCATATTATCCTAACCCAATCCCATCTAATGCTGTTAACTCTATATTTTTTGGCGCTACTGCTGGCTATAATTCATCAGTCGGTAGTAAGCTTAATAATGTTATAGCTTTAGGACAAGGAGCTGGACAAAATAATAATTTTGGAGATAATAGTTACTCACATTTTATAGGAGCAAGTGCTGGAGATTCTAGTCCATTTGCTTCTCAATCTAATTTTATAGGTAGACAAGCCGGGTATTTTGCTTATTATGCTCATAACTCTAATTTTATTGGTGTAGGAGCAGGTCAATACCAAACAAATTTAGATGAATCTGATACCCTAGTACCAAATAGTGGCTCATATAGTAATTACATAGGGTATGGGGCTGGTATAGGATATTCAGACACATCAGTTAACCGAACCCGTAGCCCAGGCCGTAACAATACAATTATAGGTACTAGTATATCACTACCTAATGACACATCAAACTATGTTAACCTAGGTGGAGCATTTTTCATTTCAGGAACTTATTTTAATAATTCTCCTCTTACTCCATCTTTAGGTTATTCTAGTAATATCCTTACAAGTTCTATTAATACAGCTAAAGTAGGTATTAATCTATGGAATCCAAGTTATAGTTTACATGTATCTGGAACAGTAGCATTCCCTAATTTAACAAATGTATCACAAATTAATGCAGTTGTTATAGACACTGCTAGTGGACAATTATATTATTTACCTACAAGTTCATTTGGAGGTGGAAGTGGAACCCCTACACCACCAGCTACTCCTCTTAATTCTATTCAATTTAATAGTGCTAGTGTATTTGGAGGAAGTGCTGCTTTTACCTTTATTTCTGCTAGTTCAACAGCTACATTAACAGGTTCTTTAATAACATCAGGTTCTACTCAAACTATAGGAACTGCTAGTATTAATGGTATAGCCTTAATAGGTACTTCCTCAGCTTATGCTCAATACACTACAGCTAAAATTACAACTGTAAGTGGTATTAATACTATCTACTCTTTACAAACAGCATCATATGATGGAGCATTTTTTGATTATACTTTGGTATCAGGAACAAATGCTAGAGCAGGACAAATAATGTCTATATGGAGTGGCAGTGAAATAAGACACACAGAAACTACAACAACAGATATAGGATCAACCTCCGAATTTATATTTTCAGTAGCATTAACAGCAGGTTCTGCTTCATTACAAGTGACAGGATCTACAGGTGCGATAATAAAAACAATAATAAAAAGTATATAACAAAATGAGTATTTCAATAGGTGGAAAAATAGTAACAGATGGATTAGTAGTTCATTTAGATGCTTTAAATGGTAAATCATACCCTGGAAGTGGTACAAGTTGGATTGATTTAACTTCTTATAATAATACAGGAAGTTTAAATGATGGTAGTAATCCTGTAACTATAGCAAATGGTTATGCTTCATTTGTTTCTTCTAGTTACAGAATTATGCAAGTTAATGGTATATCTGAAGTAACCCAAAGTACAGCATATGTAACTGTAGATATGTGGGCTAAAATACCTTCTGTTCTTAATACAGGCACTGTATCTTTAGACCCATATATGTTTGGATTTCTTTCTTATGGGGTTTCTTTTAGAGTAAATGCTAGTGGGATTCCTACAGGTTTATTTGGTTTTACTACAAATAGTACTGATAAATATGGAATTAATGATTTATCTTTTATAAATTCTACTTTAATAAATAAATGGACTCACTATAGTTTTGTAATGTGTGAAGGTTCATTACTTGCTATACCTAACACAAACCAAAAAATATACATCAACTCATCTCCATTATCTATGACCCAATCCGGATTAGATGATTCTAATAATAGAAGATTTGCCGCTGCATCTAATACTCCTAGTAATTTATTTTTTGGAACAAGACCCACTTCAGCTACTGTGCGCCCTATGGATTATGAAGCAGCTTTAATAAAAGTCTACAATCGTGAACTTACTCAAGCAGAAGTAACTCAAAACTTTAACGCACATAAAGGAAGATTTAATATTTATTAATAACAAATCTTGGATAGGGAAAAGATTTAAATTATGGCAAATGAATTTGTAATAAAAAATGGATATTTCTCTCAAGGAAATTCCAATGTAACAGGATCGTTACAAGTAACCGGATCTGTAGGCGTTACTGGATCTGTATCAATAACACAAAATGTTACTGCTTCTAAAGCCTTATTCTCAAGCTCAAATGGAAACCAATTAACTGTAATAGGATCTGGTTCAACATTAGCTCAAGTATATGGTTCACAAGGTAATTTATTAACAGTGAATGATACTTTTTCTGGTTCTATATTCACTGTAACTGATGTATCTGGTTATCCAATCTTAGATATTACATCTGATTACTATACAAGTACTATTCAAATGATAGGAACTGCATCATTAACGGGTTCTTTATCAATAACTGAAAATCTTACTGTAGGACAAAATTTAACAGCATCCAAAGCTTTAATTTCTAGTTCAGGTAATGAACAATTAATGGTTATGGGATCTGGTTCTTCATCTTGGATAACAGGAATCTATGGTTCTCAAGGTAACTTATTAACAGTGACAGACACATTTTCTGGTTCCTTGTTTACAATATCAGATATCTCAGGTTACCCAATTTTAGATGTTATTTCTAATACATCCATTGGAGATTCTGTTCAAATTATAGGTACTTCATCATTAACAGGTTCTTTATTTGTTAATCAAAATGGAAATACTCCATTTCAAATAGATAATAATCTTATTAATTTTTATGTAACTGAAAGTAAATATTGGGAAGTAGCTGACCGAGCAACCAGTGATAGGTTATTTAGAATGCAATATCAAACAACCCCAACTGAAGGAGTATTAGTTCAAATTGGAGGTATTTCAGATTCTGATACTGTATTAACAGTAGATCAAACTGCCCAAACTATTAATATTAATGCTCTTACAGCTAGTATCCTACAATTAACTAATGTACCTCAAACTAATGTTGTGACAATTGATACAAATACTGGTCAATTATTCTATACAGCTTCTTCAGCAATTGGTGGTGGAGGAAGTGGAACACCTGGAGGCTTAAATAAACAAGTTCAATTTAATAGACTTGGAGGATTTAGTGGTTCATCAAACTTTACTTTTGATAGTGCTTCTAACACTGTAGAAATATCTGGTTCATTAACAGTATCAGGATCAGGAACTTTTACTAATATAGGCCCCGCTCAATTTACAGGATCTGTAGGAGTTAGTGGATCATTAACAATAACAGGTTCTTTAAATACAACCCAAGGAGGACTTACAGGTAGTTTATTTGGAACAGCATCATATGTTAGTGGATCTGTGTTTACAAGCGCTAACCCTGCTTTATCTGCTTCTTATGCTTTAACAGCATCACATGCTTTAAATGGAGGAGCTGGAGTCTCTAGCTTAACAGTAGGAACAGGTCTTTCAGGAAGCTCAACAACCGGAAATATAACTCTTAATCTTTCTGCTACTGCATATACAACATATGCTAATAACACAGCGGCTACAGCCACACCATCTCTTGTAACTTTTAAAGAAGTTGGAGAACAGGCTATGGTTGCTACTATAACCTGGAATGGTACACCTCCAGGTGGGACTACAAATTTAAGATATAGATGGTTTCAAATTGGTAACATGGTTCAATATTTCTTTTTCTTTAACTATGGAACAGCAGGATTAACTAATTCAACAATTACTTTTGACTTCCCATCAGATATGCCAACACCAACTCCTCCTACAGGAACTGGAACTGCTAGTACTTATATTTATAGGGGAAGTGGATTAGGCCAAACTTTACCAACAGCCCCATCAACTGCTGCCAATTCAAGTTTTTGGGGTGGTGGTATTAGAAGAGACTCCGGTAATACTAAATATGAGTTTTTCTTTTCAGTTGGTTCGGCTATCACAGCAAGAGCATTCTACCACTCAGGTTTTTACTTTGTATAAAATTAAAAATAAAACAAAATGATTATTTCTAATCTATCAAATCCCATACAATTTTTTAATATCCAGATAACAAAAATAGGCTGGATAATGTCTTATCCTGATAATACAGCGTACTATCAACTTTTAACAACAGATAATATAAAAGTACATGACGGGCATTATAAAGTTCCTGATAGTATAGTACAACAGTGGGGAGCTGATGATTCAATTATTACTAATCAAATAACTTCTGCTGAACCATGGAATATTACTCTTCCAACTCCTGATAATATTTAAATTACAAATAATTTTTAAATATTTATAATAAATTAAAAAATGGAAACAAAAGTTTTAACCCAAGACGAGATTACACAATTAAAAGCAGTTCAACAAGAAAGATATTCTATAGTTGACAAATTTGGTACTATTGAAATTCAATTTCAAGAATTAGAATCTACCAAACAAAAACTAAAACTTGATTACGAAAAACTAAAACAAAAAGAAGAAGTTTTAGGAAAGCAGTTACAAACAAAATATGGTGATGGAACCATTAATCTTGAAAAAGGAGAATTTATAAGCGCCTAATTTTTTTGAATCTTTTTAGAATATTTATCATCAAACCCCAATTAAAAACAATTTAATTAAACAATAACCCATGGCAGAAATTTTATTATCCCCCGGTGTTTTATCAAGAGAGATAGACACCACGTTTATAGCAGAACAACCACCACAAATTGGTGCTGCTATTATAGGTCCAACAGTTAAAGGTCCTGTTGGTATTCCTGTAACTGTTACTTCTTACACTGACTTTGCTAGTCGTTTTGGTGAAACTGAAGTAATACCTAACTCAGGTTCATTCTCATATTTTACTTCAATCGCAGCTTACAACTATTTTCAAAATGGTGGTGAAACATTATTAGTAACTCGTGTAGTATCAGGTACTTATGCTCCTGCTTCTGCTTCAGTTATTGGTAGTGGTAGTACTGGAACTGTATTTACTTTAGCTACAATTTCTGAAGGTGCTAATATGAATACTACAGGTACTGTAGATGCTAACGGAGCATTTGCAACTGCTTCAGTTCACAGTGTTCGTTTTCAAATTGTATCCCCAAACATATCTACTGGTACATTTAACTTGTATATTCGTAGAGGTGATGATGATAATAGAAACCCAGCTATCTTAGAAACATACACTGGATTATCATTAGATCCATTATCTGAAAACTATGTAGCTAGAAGAATTGGTGATTATTCATTTACTCAACAAACTTTAGATGGTGAAGCTAATTTGCAAATTACTGGTACTTATCCTAACAAATCAAGATATGTAAGAGTTGCTTCTGTAGTTAGACCAACCCCACAGTACTTAGTAGGTGGAGCACCTAACCCAGCTTATACTGCTTCTATTCCAGTTGTTTCTGGTTCTAACGTAACCGGTTCATTCACTGGTGGTGTAGGTTCTTTAGTAACAGGTGCTTTATTCTATGATAAAATCACACCTGACAATATTCAAGGTGTAAGCGCTAGTGCTTATACTAATGCAATTCAGTTACTAGCTAGTGCTAATGATTATCAATTTAATGTATTAACTACTCCTGGTTTAAATTATGCGAATCATTCAGCTACAATGAGTGCTGCTCTTACAAACACTGAAAATAGAGGTGATAGTGTATATATAATGGATTTAGGTGGTTATACATCTTCAGCTAGTCAAGTTATTGCGACTGCAAATACTATTGACTCATCTTATGGTGCTGCTTACTACCCATGGTTGCAGACTTTTGACCCAGTTACTGGTCAAGCCATTAACGTACCACCTTCTACAATGATCCCAGCAGTGTTTGCTTATAATGATAGTGTATCCTATCCTTGGTTTGCTCCCGCTGGTATTAACAGAGGTGGATTAAGCACTGTAATCAGAGCTGCTTCTAAATTATCTCAAGGAGTTCGTGATGATTTATATGTAGGTAAAGTTAATCCAATTGCTACATTCCCTGGTCAAGGTGTTGTAGTATATGGTCAGAAAACATTACAAACTCAAGCTTCTGCTCTTGATCGTATTAATGTTCGTCGTTTGATGATTGCTCTTAAGAGATATATTGGTCAAATTGCTAATGGATTGATTTTTGAACAGAACAATGCTTCTACAAGAAATTCATTCCTAGCTCAAGTAAACCCATACCTCGAGTCAGTTCAACAACAACAAGGTTTATACGCGTTTAAAGTTGTAATGGATGATTCTATTAATAATGCTGCTGTAATTGACAGAAATGAATTAGTAGGTCAGATTTACTTACAACCAACTAAAACAGCTGAATTCATTTACTTGAACTTTACACTTACTCCAACAGGTGCTACTTTTGCATAAGGTTTAAACTGTAACATATTTATTAACAAATAAAAAACTGAAATACAATGGCAATTATAAGCTCAAATGAATTATTTTTTACAGCGTTTGAACCAAAACAGGCTAACCGATTTATCCTGTACACTGATGGAATACCAACCTGGATGATCAAAGGAGTAAGTGCAATCAACTTAACTCAAGGTGAAGTAGTATTAAACCACATTAACGTTTTACGTAAAGTAAAAGGTAAAACAGTTTGGGGTGATGTAACTATGACACTTCACGATCCAATTTCTCCATCAGGTGCTCAAACAATTATGGAATGGGTTCGCTTATCACACGAATCAGTAACAGGTAGAGATGGTTACTCTGACTTTTATAAGAAGGATTTAACTATTAACGCTCTAGGCCCTGTAGGTGACGTGGTAGCAGAATGGGTACTTAAAGGCGCGTTCGTTAAAGATGCTAACTTCGGTGAATATAACTGGGATACTGAAAATACCGCTATAAACATCACAATGACATTAGCAATTGATTACGCAGTATTGAATTATTAAAATTCAACCCTAATATTTATAAAAAGAGCTCGCAGAAATGCGAGCTTCTTTTTTTCTTATATATTTATAGATAACAAATAAATGTTATAACAAAATTATTTATGGAAAACAAGTTAAGTATCCCAACAGAAGTTATTGACTTACCCTCTAAAGGTTTAGTCTACCCAGAAACAAATCCTCTTTCAAGCGGTAAAGTAGAAATGAAATATATGACCGCTAAAGAAGAAGATATTCTTACTAATCAATCTTATATTCAAAAAGGTACAGTATTAGATGAATTAATTAAGTCTCTTATTATGACACCTAATGTAAAATATGAAGATATGGTTGTAGGTGATAAAAATGCTTTATTAGTAGCTGCTCGTGTTTTAGGCTATGGTAAAGACTATACCTTTACTTATGGCGGTGAAGAACAAACAGTTGACTTAACTACTGTTGAAAATAAACCTATTGATGAATCTTTATTCACCCCAGGCAAAAATGAATTTGAATATACTCTTCCTTCAACAGGTACTAAGATTACTTTTAAACTACTAACCAGCAATGATGAGAAAAAAATTAATGCTGAATTAGAAGGTTTTAAAAAGATAAATAAAAACAATGTACCTGAATTATCAACTCGTTTAAAATATATGATTACCTCAGTTGAAGGTGATAATGAATCTAAAGCAATTAGAGAATTTGTTGATAATCATTTTTTAGCTCGTGACTCCAGAGCATTTAGGGAGTATGTAAAGGAGGTACAGCCAGATGTTGATCTGACCTTTTTTCCCGACGGAAGCAACTCAAAAGCAGACCTTCCAATTGGACTTAACTTTTTTTGGCCTGACCTCTAAGATAGCCAAACAATTCCGAGTTAATCTTTTTACACAAATTCACGAAATAGTTTTTTATGGCCAGGGCGGTTATGACTGGGAAACAGTCTATAACATGCCTATTTGGCTTCGTAAGTTTACTTTTCATAAAATGAAAAAACATTACGATGAAAAGAATGAAAATGAAAACGGTGATTTAGATGCTCAAACCCAAGCTATCAAATCTGGGAAAATTCAACTACCAGACCATTTTAAAGGCAAGTTACCCAACAAAGCTCCTAGATATTAATATTTATAATATATACTTTTAACACATGGCGGTGACTCCTAATAATAATCCTGGTTCTAATCCTAATCAGTTAAATGAAAAGCAATTAAAAAGGTTAATTGAACTTTTACAAAAAATTGATAAATTAACTGAATCCGCGGCTGTTAATCAAGCTAATCAGTATCAACAAGCTGGTAATGCTTATAATCAGTTAGAAAGATTAGAAGACACATGGGATGATATCACTAGTAGTTTTGATTATGGTGTTGTAGGGTTTAGGAAAATGCTTGAAGAGATAAAAAACTCTAATGAGGGTTTAGCTTTATCTCTAAAAACTTATAGAGGTTTAGGATCTTTAGCTGACAAAATCCAAAAAGCTCAAAGAGATATAAGTGAAACATCAGAAAAAGAATTAATTAAACTACAAGAACAATATAAATCACGTAAACAAGATTTAGTAACTTCTAATGAATTACTTGAAGGTAAACAAAAAGAATTAGAATCTAGTAAAAATTTAAACAAAGAAGAACAACAACGTACTACCTTAGAAATTCAGCGTCTTGAAAAGTTACAAACTTCTAGTTATACTAAAGAAAGAGAAAACACTATTAAATCTGAACGTGAGAAACTAATTCAATTAGAAAATACATACAGTTCAATAGAGACACAAGTTGGTAAAAATAATGATGCTTTAAAACAAAATAAAGCTATTATAGACGATATTGATGCTAATGCTGAAGGGGTAAAATTTATATTTGAAGATCTTAGTAAAAAAATTCAATTCCGAAATATTGAAAATCTAGATAAAAAATTTGTAGATATATCAGAAGAAGCTCAAAGTACAAAGGAAAGTATTAAAACATTATCTAAAGGTTTTGATACAATGGCTAGTATAATGCAGAAAGTGCAAGATCATCAAAATGGTATTAGCCGATTAAGTGAAAAAGATGCTACAAAGCAATTAGAAAAATTAGAATCAACAAGAAAAGAATTTGAAGTCACTAATAAACGTTTAAAAAAAGAACAAGAAATTCTTAAAATTAGACAACAAGGTATATCACAAAGTATAGCTCAAAAAGAAGTTGAACTTGAGTCACTTAAAGCTAGTGGTGCTAGAACAGAAGAAATTGAAAAATCTGAAGAAGCACTTAGAGACTTAAGAACAGAGCAAACTGAGGTTAATATTGGAATAGAAGCTAATGAAAAGTCTCAAGTAAAAATTTCTGATTATATAAGTAAGCAAAATAAAGCTTATAATAAATTAGTTGATAACCTTAAATCTGCTAAAAAAGAAGCAGAAAACATGAGGAAAGCCCTCGGTTTAAGTGGAGCAGCTGTTGATGGTATAGGAAAAGCATTTAATAAATTAGGATTAGGTGGGTTAACCACAGCTATGGGGTTAGATGATGCTAAGGATAAAATGAAAGAAGTAGCTGATAGAATTACCGATGGTGGTAAAAAAGCAGCTGGTCTTGGAGGTCAATTTAGAATATTAGGAGCAGGTTTAAAAGAAATAGGTAAAAATTTACTTAAAAATTTAACAGACCCAGTAACTATAGTTACAGGTTTAGTAGCTGGGATCACAGCTGGTATTAAAGGTTTAATATCACTATTTGAAGAAAGCGCTAAATATACTGGTGATATAGCCAAAACATTTGGAATATCAGCTAATGAAGCATCTAAAATAGGAGACAATTTAAGGTCAGCGGCTGGTAGTGATTTCTTCATGAATAATGAACAAGCTAGAGCAGCATTTGATGCTATGGCTAATGCTACTGGAGTCATAAATTCTAACTTCTCAGACCAAAAAGCTGTTTCAGCGATGAACGACATGGTGACATACGCTGGTCGTTCTGTTGAAGCATATGGAGGCCTACTCCGTATGGGAAAACTTAATAATATGGAAGCAGATGACATGGAGAAAAGTCTTCGAGGTCAGCTTACATTATTACAAAAGAATAATAAACTTAGAATAAACGAAAGTCAAGCCGTTGAAATGGTGGCTAAAGCCAGTGCAACAGTTAGAATGAATTTAGGTGCTAATCCTAAAAAATTAGCAGACGCAGCGTTTTATGCTACTAAATTAGGTATGACTTTAGATGAAATTTCATCTGCTGCCGAACAAACATTAAATTTTGAATCAGCTATTCAAAATCAATTAGAATACCAGTTACTATCAGGTAAAGAAATAAACATTGATGCTTACCAACAAGCTGCTTTAAGTGGAGATGCGGCCACTGCTTCTAAAGAATTAAATAAATTAATAGAAGAACAAGGTCCTGCTATTCAAGGTAATGTTCTTGCTCAAGAATCATTAGCTAAAACTTTAGGTATTTCAAGAGAACAATTAATGAAATCTCTTGAATTACAAAAAGTTCAAAAGAAAATAGGTGGTGATGTAGCACAAATTGAAAAAGCTATTAATGCAGAAATGGCTAAAGGTCTTACTTTAGAAGAAGCATCCGCTAAAGTAGGTGAAAAAAACTATGAATCTATAGTTAAACAAAATAAAAATGCAGCGGCATTTTCTAATACTGTATCCCAGATAAAAGAAGCATTTATGAATGCTTTATCTGGTAGTGAAGGATTTAAAACCTTATTTAGTGAAGATAACATTAAACATTATGTTGATGTTATCCAACAAGATATAATACCAGCTGTAGTTAAATTAGCTCAATTAGCAGGTAAATTTATTGGATTTTTATCAAAAAAAGAAACCATTGA